GGTCCGATAGTCCATGAAGGTGTATCACCTTTAACAACTTCGCGCCATTAATGTATCACATTCTGATTGCGATATTTTATCTAGTCCTATACTAGGTCCAAATGGCTTTAGGGTTTGCATTACAGAGTAATGATTGTGTCATCAGGCAATTCATCGTCGCCTACAGAATCTAATTGACCTGCACCCTTGACTCCTTCTGCCCATTGCATCTTCTCAAATGGATCTTGCTCACCTTCTTTTACTTTGTTCCACCAAGTTAAGTCTCCTTTACCTGTTGCTTCTAAGAACCAAGCAATCTTATGAGCAGTATTTACTCTTGCTTGTTGCATTTGAGGGTGGCCAAAGTCTGCAGGATCTTCTGGATTACCTTCCATGTATTTTCTGTCTTTGAAAGTTTGGTCATCATTATTGCCTGTAATGTCTGCTCTGTCATGAACAAACGTAACATCAATTCTTTCAAAGATATCTAACATGTATGCAATATGACTTAGCCAAGCATCGTTCTGTGCATTTTGACTTAGATGTCCCATAAGTATAAACCAATCTTTAGGGACAATTGGCAGTATAGCATAAGGATGACCGTCATGGTTATCATGTGGAGCAAGTAATTTAAATTCTCCTGTGTGAGAGTTAATTACTTCATCCCAATCTTTTGTTTCCATTAAGCAATCATCATTCCAAAAGAATAACCAATCTCCTGATGCATTGCCGGCCAATGTATTTACATACTGATGTAAGTTTTCATAGCCTAATGGTTTAAAAATATTTGCTTTTGTTTCAACACCTTTTTCTTGTAGGATAGGGCCTAGTTCTGATTTAACATACTCGATAACTTCTTGGTCATCTTCGTCCATGCCTAAAATAATTTCAATTTGTTTTGGTTCTTTAACGTTATCTAAGAGAGTCATTAGACTTGTTTTTAATACTTCTGTTCTTCCTCTTGTTGGAAGCAATACTGATATTTTCATTATCCTGCCTCCTGACCTCTTCTATGATTATTCTCACCTGTAAACAATTTTCTAATGTTGCCACGGAACGTATAATGCCCTACATGGTTAAGTGCTGTTCTAGGATCTAACCAAACATCACCACCCATTTCTTGCCAACGTCTGCAGAATGTATAGTCCTCTGACAAGTAACGTCTGCTATCTGGGTCAATAATACAATCAAATAATGCATACATAAATGGTTCAAACTTCATATCTACATTGATATCATTTACATATTTTGTTTCAGGGTGGTTATCAAACATTTGCTGAATAACATCTTTCTGTATACACATAAAGCCTGTGCCAGCATCTTTTAATTTTACAAGATTGTCTTGTACTTGAACTTGTGGAGTTTGATTACCGTCTTTGTCTTTCAAGAACTCAAAGTTTACAACATAGTTTGAACTGTGTCCTTCAATAGTTTCTGCATCCTCATTCATATCTGGGTTTCTTGCGGCACCAAGTATGCTTGTCCAATTAATTGCTTTCTTAGGATATGCACCGACAACAACTGGTTTATCATATGCAACCATTCTTAATATATCTTCTGGATTAAATTCAATATCTGCATCAATAAAGAATAAATGTGTTGCTGAGGTATTTTCCATAAAGAAACTTGTTAATGTGTTTCTACCTCTTGTAATCAAACTTTCATTTGCTAGTGTGCTAACTGTGTACTGAATATTATACTTGTTACATAAAATAACAAGCCTCATCATACTTCTAAAGTATGGTTCTCCTATTTGCCCACCATAGCAAGGTGTTGCTATAAAAATGTGTTTGTCTCTTAATGTAGAAAGTGGAATTTCAATTTTAGAATCTAAGAGCTGAAACAGAGAATCATCTTCTGCTGAGGTTGTTTGTGGTGCCTTTGCAGGAGCAGTTGTTTTCTTTGTTGCTGTAGTTTTTTTCTTTTTAGCCATTGTTGGTTACCTTGTGTGTCCTAATAATAAATCTGGATCTTCTTCATTGTTTATATATTCGAAAATCGCATTGATATAGTTTAATTCTGAGTCATTGTTTAAGTATATACTCTCATCAGCAAAAAGTAAATGAGTATCATTACTTAATGCTAAATTAAATAGATAATCTCGCCTTTCTTTGTCCTCAGTTAATCCTAATATACTTGGCAATACTATGCCAGTTATGTTAGGGTCTTTTATAAAGTCTTCTAGCATTGGTTCCCAATGACAAAAACTTAATTCCAAAGGATAGTCTACTGGCACGATGCCTACGTCTTTACAAAACTTATCCATCTGTATGCTTGTGATAAAGAATGGTGTTGTTTTACAAAAACGACTGTTCATGTCAATGTAGTTAATCCATGTTCTACTTGTGTCTACATTACTTATAGACTGTCTGTAGTTCCTGAATAGTCTAAAGTAAGCACCTGGTCTACGTCTACCATAGTTGCCGCCTTTAACTAAAATTCTTGTGTCGAAACTCCAACGTGTAATATCTGTATCGTTGTTTACGTTTCCGTGTATGTGTCCTTGTTGGAATAGCCAACTTTGTCCTGGAGATGTTGTGCAAGGAATTGAATGTTCTAAACATAATGCTTGTATCTCTTGATAACTTAATTGTTCATCATAAGTCTTTTGTGTAATCATTCTGCTTTCTTCCCATGGAAGTATTTGCATAGTGTTTGTATCCCATGCTTCTGTGAGAGGCGTCCAAATACTGTACATGCCTGGCCCATGTCCAAACCAAATGCCCTGATGAAAGTTTAATGTTCTACCATGCTTTGCTTGATCAGGTATTACCATACGCAAGCCAACTACGTCTTGTATCATAAAATCCTCACCGTCTATCTGTGGTGATATAACATCTTCAAAAAAGTCATCTAACTTTCTTGCAAACTCTTCTGGTTTACATATACGTTGTATGTTCCATGCAAAGTCATTCAAGTCCTTTGGGTCCATTACTTTATGAGTAGTCTCTAGTGTTTCTATTTGAGGATACTTTTCTTGAACTGCTTCTAAGAAATATTGACGCCAATTATGTTTTTCTAAATCATAATTTACAATTTGGTTATCCCAACGAGGGTCTAGTTTATTTGGTTCCATTTGTATAATCCTTTAAAGTGGTGGAGCCAGGGAGGATCGAACTCCCGACCTCCGCATTGCAAACGCGGCGCTCTCCCGGCTGAGCTATGGCCCCGGTCTGAATATTAACCTAAGTTTCTATTTAGATATGCAGTCATTCTGTCGCCTACTCTTTTAGAGTTTCTTGCGACATTGTTACCAATTGTTTCAGCATTCTTCATTAAATTTTTGCTGATTTGCTCTGCGTTCTTTTGAACGTTCTCGCCAATTTTAGAAAAATCAAAATCGATGTCTACGATTTCTCTATCTAAGATAGATGTTGATTTTGCTACTGCTTTTTTAGTAACTTTTTTGGTTGCTTTTGCTTTTACCATTTTGTTATCCTGTTGCTATTGCAACGTTATCATTATGAATAAAGTAATGGTGCTGGTAGTCGGGTTCGAACTGACGACCTACTGATTACAAATCAGTTGCTCTACCTACTGAGCTATACCAGCTAAGTTAGGGGAGCACGATCGGCTCCCCTGAGAGATAGCTATTAAGATTTAGCTAAGTTTTGGAAGAACGACAATGACTCGTCGTCGGTATCCTCAGCAGAAGTGCTTAAAGGGACTTCAGCAGCTGCTGCTGTTGCTGATGGCATAGTCGGAGCTGATGCTGCTTTAGGAGCAGCGGCAAAAGACTCAGCCGGCGTATTAACAGTCTCAGTTTCACCAAGAGCTAGTACTCTATAGAGCTTAGCTTTCAGTTCATCATAGGACTTATACGTATCAGGACTAACAAATTCGTTAAGAGGGTACTCTGATTTCCAGACCGCCTCTAACTTATCATCATCATCCATCAACGCCGCTGACTCGTCAAACTCTGACTTGTCATAGTTCCTGTAACCTTCTACATTACGAATTTTCAGCTTAAAGTTTGCACCTTGCCAAAGATCAAAAGGGTTAACAGGCTTTTCATCTTCAAATTGCGGGTTCATAAGATCATTCAATTTCTCAAAGATCTTTTTACCGTATTTGTAGAGAAACACTTTACCTTCGTTATCAGGATTACTTGGATCCTTAACAACAACGATATTAGAGTAGAAAGAAAGCCTTCTTTTTTGCTTTCTTACTAAATCTTTATTAGACTCTATCCCAGAGTTCCAGAGCATTGAATTATACTCAGAAACCGGATCTTTCTGACCAATAGTAGTAAGAGATTTCTCTATATACCATTGACCTTGAGGTCCTTGGAATCCATGGTCCCATACTCTAACAAAAGGTACATCCTCGTCAGCTGGAGCAGGTAGAAATCTAATAACAGCGTAACCGTTACCAGCTTTATCTACAGTAGGCTTCCAGATCCTGTCGTCGGGACCGTTTTGCTTGTTCTGGGTATTTGAATCAAGCTTAGTGAGGGCTTCAGTAAGCTTATCTAACTCGGCAGCCGAGTTGCTTTTTAATGCGCTAAATGACGTCATATTTTCTCCTATATTTGCGTTTTATTTGCGGTTTATTCACTTTTATCATAATCAAAATATTCTAAAGTAATAGCTTTCATCTTATCCGTATTAATAGATAAGAACGGCTTATACTTCTTTATTATAGTATACTTATCGCTCCAGATCAAGTCTTTTTCAAGAAACTTATTCCAGGGCGTACTATAATTCACGAGCATATCTAGTATGCACATTGTCTCAATACAAACATCGCCTCTTAAATATAATCTCAGCAAATGCGGATGACCATATTTTTCGTTACGAAAGTTCGAATCGAAATCATCATTAAGTTTCGTTAAATCATTCTTAAAAGTATAAGTTAACGACTCTTGTCTCTTTTTCCAATCTCTATAAACTTCTTCAGGACCAGAATCTCTCATGGTACCAACCCAGAAGTCTTTTCCACCGTCTAATAAATTAGCAAGTAAAAAGTTCTGTACGTCTTTATGCTTAGATAGCTTATAGAAAAAGTATTTATCTTTACGGATCTCAAAGGACGACTCTTTAGCCCTTACTTTACCACCATATGTAAAGAAGTCATAATTCTTTTGAGTAAAGTGATTTTTAAGCGCTATGTATTTAGTATAGACTTGATAAGGTGTCATTGTCCAGTTTTTATATTGTCCGCGTAGTGCATGTTCCATTCTTTATGTTTATCTCCATCAGTAACCCATATTATAAGAGCATATCTTACACCTTCACCAGTAACGGGCTCGACACTATGAAAAGTATCTGATGTAAACATACACATATCGCCTTTATCTAGATCGACAGGAGTCTTCTTACCGTCACC